TTATCTGCGCTTTTGGCTTAGCAGCTGCCGCACCTCGCTCGCCGTATCGGCACTTAGAATTATGCGGTATTGCCTTAGCCCATATTGAGCAAGTTGCTCTTCATAGTTTTCAGCTCTTTTTCCAACTGGTCTTTTTCTTTGGTGTATGCCTGGTAGTCCTGCATCTGCTCCATCACGGCGGGGTCGCTGGCAGTCAGGTAGCCGCTGGTTATGGAGGTGGTGGTGCTGAACTTTTTCTGCTGGCCGTTAAAGTCGATCACCAGGAACTGATCCGTAGAGGGCAGTACCTTGCCCACGCCGAACATCTTGTGGGTTACTTCGCAGCCGGTCAGGTCGGGCAGGGCAGTGGGGCTTGCCAGCAGCTCCTGCAATTTCTGCTCCTTTTCGGCGATCTGCATGCACAGGTCGGCGCGCTCGGCTTTCTGTTTCACGGCCTTGGTGCGTTCCTTGGCGGTTGCCGTGCGGGAAAAGCCCTTGGGGTAATAGCTGTTTACATAGGCGCTGTGCATGATATCATACACCAGCAGATGCAGCTGGTCATTGATGCCGTGCATGGTGTTTTTCAGCCGCTCGGTGTGCAGGCGGGTCAGCTCATCGTATTTGGTCAGCTCGTTCAGCAGGTCATCGCACATGGCGTAATATTGGGTCAGGTTAAAGGCCGCGCCGGTGCCAAAGTCTTCGTCATAGCCGAAATAGGCGGCCCAGGCTTTGGCTTCGGCGGGAACAAAGAAGTAGTTATCCTCCGGCTCCAGCAGGCTCAGGTACAGCGCGGCGCTGCCGGCCGTCTGAGTGAACTTGGCCATGCGCGGCAGGCAACGGCGGAAACGGCCGTTGACCTGGTCGGCAAACATTTCCACGCGGCCCTGGCGTTTTTTCAGGTCACCGTCATCATCATTGAACAGCCAGCGAAAACACTCGCGCACAAGCTCAACTTCCGTGGGGCGCATCATCAGGGCCTGCATGCCGCCAATGGGCTGCAGGGCGGGCGTGTCCATCACGGCACGGGCCTGCTGTGTGGCCTGGGCAAACATGGCGGGAAAATCCACCGCGTCGATATCCCAGTTTGTGCCAAAGCAGTTGATGGCTTCCCAAACGCCATTTTCTGCGGTTTCGCCATCGGTCAGGCTGCGGATATACGGGGCAAGGATCGTGTTCAAAGTTTCAGTGTTCAAGCTCAAAACGTGATACCCTCCAATGAATTACAATGAATTGCCGCCGCCCGCCGCAAAGGTTTTTATTGGGCGACAACCTTTTTATTATACGAAAAAATCAGGGCTTTCGTCAAGGCATCGCGGAGCAAAAAAGGATGAAAAAAGGCACCGGCGGTGAAAGCAGGTACACCGCCGGTGCCGAAAAATAAAACAGGGATAAGTGAGATATAGACAGGGAAGAACGCCGCCTTGCAAAAGGCAGGCCGCCGAATGGCTCAGGGATGGAAAACGCCAATGGTGGGGTTGATAAAATCAACGATGAGCAAAAACGAGATGACAGCCAGCATGCCGATCAGGCAGAAAAACATGCGGCGCAGCCAGCGGTTTTTATCGGTAAGGATATCCCGGTACTGCTTGTCTTTGTTCTCAAGCTCCCGCATGTACTGCTGACGGGTGGCGTCCAGGGTTTTGGCATAATAGTTCTGCATGGAAAGCAGCAGCTGCATCACGTTGGAATCCAGCAACTGGCCGTTTTCGCTCTCCAACTTTTGTAGGCCGGTGATCGCATCCAGCGAGCCATCCATGGCGGCAACGATCGCGGCGACATCACGGAAGCTGGGATTCTCGGTCTGGCCGCTCAAAATGCGGTTTACGGTGCTGAGGGGCACCCCGCTTGCACTGGAGATTTGCTGCAGGGTCAGGTTTTGTTCGAATTTCATATTTTTCAACGTTTCCACAATAGATTCTTGCATAAACCTCCTCCATTTCCCAAATCTGGGAAAGCCTAAAAGGGCGTTTCTCAGATTTGATGGTTTACAATTCCGGCAGCCTCTGCTACAATTCACATAATGTTTCCATAAGGCGATGGGGAAATAGGAAAGACCCCACCGCTGCCAGGGGCAACGTGATCCCCCGGCAGGAAGCATCCCGAAATGTGCCGCAAAACATGCCACTATTTTAATATGACTTTTATAATTTGTCAATAATTGTAAGAACTGTTAAAAAATGGATGACTGCGGTATGGTGGGGAAACTGTTTGGGCTGTGGAAGGGGGCCGAGAACGATTTACCAGTATCTTGCGGTGGAACAAACCCTGTTCAGCTGTGAACTTGGCCGCTATACTGCTTTTGGAATTGCGGCCCAAAAGCGGATACCGGATGGCTGGCGGCAGATTGCATTTGTCCCAGATATTTGCACCAATGCCCAACAGGCACAGCGCCTGGCGCAGCTGTGCACACAGGGGCAGCTGGAACCCATCCATTTGATGGATGTAATTGAAGATTTTGTGGCAGATCCTTGTTCCTGGCCATAGAGGACCTGGCTTGCCGCAGAAATGTTAAAATCCCCCGGATCGTATCGAATCCGAGGGATTACGTTTTTATTTTGGGTGACTGATTCGTTTGGAGAAGGGGGATGCCTTTGGGGCAAAACGGACCGCAGGGACAGCTCTCAGGCGGAGATGGCCGACCTGCAAAGCACTTTGGGCAGGTCACTTATGGCAATACCGCATAATTCTAAGTGCCGCAGCCGCCGAAGCGGTGCTTAAGCCGTAAGGCGGGAATTGTGCGGTGTTGCCTTATATATTCTCCCAAAGCCGTAACAGCTTGTCCGGGGCATCAAGAAGGTCGCCCACTGCAAATATTACAGCAGCTGCACACCAGCGCGCTCGCACACGGCTTTGGTCTCGGCATCCCACAGGCTGACCTGCACTTCGCCGATGTGGGCCTTGCCCAGCAGCAACATGCACAGGCGGCTCTGGCCAATGCCGCCGCCCATCGTCAGGGGCAGCTTGCCTTCCAGCAGCATTTTGTGGAACGGCAGTTCCGCACGCTCCGGGCAGCCTGCGGCTTCCAGCTGGCGGGTCATGGCGGCCGGGTCCACACGGATGCCCATGCTGGAAAGCTCCAGTGCACAGCCCAGCGCTTTGTGCCAGAACAGAATATCGCAGTTCAGCGTCCAGTCATCATAGTCAGGGGCACGGCCATCGTGGCGGATGCCGCTTTTCAGCTGGCCGCCGATCTGCATGATGCAGACGGTGCCATGGGCGCGGGTAAAGGCGTTTTCGCGCTCTTTGGGGGTCAGGTCGGGGTACAGGTCTTCCAGCTCCTGGGTGGTGATAAAGGTCGGCTCACGGGTCAGGCGGATGGCTTTCAGCTCCGGGAACTTCCAGCGCAGCTCGTCCGCAGTGGAGCAAACGGCATCCACAATATCGCGCACGGTTTCCTGCAAAAAGGGCAGGGTGCGGTCCTTCGCGGTGATGACCTTCTCCCAGTCCCACTGGTCTACATAAATGCTGTGCAGGTTGTCAAGCTCTTCGTCGCGGCGGATGGCGTTCATGTCGGTCACAAGGCCCTGGCCGGGGCGAAACCCATACTCAGCAAGGGCATAGCGCTTCCATTTGGCCAGGCTGTGCACAACTTCAGCGCGCTCATCCAGGCAGGGTACATCAAAGCTGACGGGGCGCTCCACGCCGTTCAGATCATCGTTCAGGCCGCTGCCGTTCAAAACAAACAGCGGAGCGGTAACGCGCTTCAGGTGCAGGGCGGCACACAGCTTTTCCTGAAAGATGGTTTTGATGATGCCGATGGCCCGCTGGGTATCGTACAGGCCCAAAAGATCATGATAGTTTTTGGGAATGGACGTTTTGGACATAAATATTCCTCTTTTCCTCTCTACTTGCAGGGCAGCGTATGACTGCACCTTGAGCCGGAACGCCAGGCTGTGACAAATTCCGGAAAATTACACCGCATTTATTATAATCCCTGCATCCGTCTGCGTCAAACAAAATTCGCCGATGACGTACAGGATATACAGCAAAACTAAACATAACGGCCCGCACTGCATTTGCAGCCGGGCCATTTGATATTTAGGGCAATACCGCATAATTCTAAGTGCCGATACGGCGAGCGAGGTGCGGTAGCTGCTAGGCCAAAAGCGCAGATAATACTTTGTGTCTTATCGAGCATTTTGGCAACGCAGATGCCGTGCCGCAGCTGCCGGAGCGGTGCTTAAGCCGCAAGGCGGGAATTGTGCGGTGTTGCCTTCGTTGGGGTTATGCAGCGGGGCAGGCGTTACGCCTTGGCAAATTGGCTAGCATACAGGTTGGCGTAAAAGCCGCCCCTGGCCAGCAGCTCCTCGTGGGTGCCGCGCTCAATAATGTTGCCGGCTTTCATCACAAGGATCTGATCGGCGTTTTTGATGGTGGAAAGGCGGTGCGCCACAATAAAGCTGGTGCGGCCTTTCATCAGTTCCTCAAAGGCATCCTGAACCAGCACTTCGGTACGGGTATCAATGCTGGAGGTTGCTTCGTCCAGAATCAGGATGGGCGGCTTGCGCAGCATAACACGGGCAATGCAAAGCAGCTGCTTCTGCCCCTGGCTGATGTTGCCGCCGTCCTCGGCAATTACGGTATCATAGCCCTGGGGCAGGCGGCAGATAAAGCTGTGGGCGCGGGCACGCTTGGCGGCGTCGATGATCTCCTCGCGGGTGGCGTCCGGCTTGCCGTAAGCAATGTTATCTGCCACAGTACCGGCTTTCAGCCAGGTTTCCTGCAAGACCATACCCAGGTTGCCGCGCAGCGAATCCCGCGTTACGGTGTCAATGGGGTGGCCGTCCACCTTCAGGGTGCCGCCGTTGATCTCGTAAAAGCGCATCAGCAGGTTGACCAGGGTGGTTTTGCCGCAGCCGGTGGGGCCGACCAGGGCAATGCGCTGGCCGGGCTGAACGCGCAGGTTCATGTCTTCAATCAAGGGCACATCCGGCACATAGCGGAACTTGACATGCTCAAACTCCACACTGCCTGCACCGTGGGGCAGGGTAACGGCATCGGGGGCATCGGGCAGGATGGGGTCTTCGTCAATAAAGTCGAACACACGCTGCGCACAGGCCAGGGCGTTCTGCAGCTCGGTCATAACGCCGGAAATATCATTGAACGGCTTGGTGTATTGGTTGGCATAGTTCAGCAGAACCGAAAGCTCGCCGACCGTAATGCCGCCGCCAATGGCAACCAGCGCGCCCACCACGCCGACCGTCGCATACACCAGCGCGTTGACAAAGCGGGTGGCAGGGTTGGTGATGGAGGAAAAGAAGGTGGCCTTTACGCCGCAGATCTGCAGATCTGCGTTGATCTTGTCAAAGCGCTCCTCGGCGCGGCTTTCGTAACCGAAGGCGCGGACAAGATGCTCGTTGCCGATCAGCTCGTCCACCAGACCGGTCAGCTCGGCGCGGGTCTCGCTCTGTACGCGGAACATATCATAGGTATGCTCCGCAATGAACTTTGCCACAAAGATGGAAAGCGGGGTGAGAACCACAACGATCAGGGTAATGCGCCAGTCAATGGAAAGCATAAAGCCCAAAGTGCCCACAATGGTCAGAATGCCGGTGAACAGCTGGGTAAAGCCCATCAACAGGCCGTCACTGAACTGCTCCACATCGGTGTTGATGCGGCTGATGGCGTCGCCGGGCTTGTGGGCATCCATATAGCTCAGGGGTAAAATCTCCATGTGCTGGAACGCCTGCACGCGGATGTCGCGCACCACCTGGAAGGTGATGCGGTTGTTCACCATGTTCATCAGCCACTGGCAGATGGAGGTGACACACACGGTAACGCCAAACTGGATGGCAATCTTGCCCAGGGCAGGGAAGTTGACATTGCCCTGGCCCACAATCAGGTCCACGCCGCGGCCCGAAAGAATGGGGGCGTACAGCGTGGTAAGAACGGTAACAGCGGCAAGCAGCAGGGTGAACAGCACCAAACCGCGGTACGGCTGGATCAGCTTTAACACGCGCTGAATGGTGCCTTTACTGCCCCGCAGGGAAACACGCTTTTTCTTTGCATTGCTCATAAGGTCTTTTCCACCTCCTCGCGGCTCAGCTGGCTCAGGCAGATCTCGCGGTAAACATCGCAGGTTTTCAGCAGGTTGGCATGGGTGCCGCTGCCAACCAGATTGCCGTCATCCAGCACCAGAATGCGGTCCGCACGCTGCACAGCGGAAGCACGCTGGGAAACAATAAATACCGTCATGCCATGGGTCTGCTCTTTCAGCGCTTTGCGCAAGGCAGCGTCCGTGGCAAAATCCAGGGCGGAGGAACTGTCGTCCAAAATCAGTACCTGGGGGTGAGGCACCAGCGCGCGGGCAATGGTCAGGCGCTGGCGCTGGCCGCCGCTGAAATTGCGCCCGGCGGTCTCCACCGGTTCATCCAGCCCTTTGGGCTTGCCGCGCACAAAGTCCGCCGCCTGGGCAATCTCCAGGGCCTGCCAGATCTGCTCATCGGTGGCATCGGGGCAGGCCCATTGCATGTTGTCCCGGATGGTGCCGGTAAACAGCACGGCGCGCTGCGGCACAATGCCGATCATCTGGCGCAGCTGGGCAAAGCCGTACTGCTGCACGGCTTTGCCAAACAGATCAACGCTGCCGCTGGTGCAGTCATAAAAGCGGGGAATCAGGTTGATCAGGGTGGATTTGCCGCTGCCCGTGCCGCCGATCACGCCGATGGTCTGGCCGTTCTGGGCGGCAAAGCTGATGTCCGTCAGGCTGGGGGCACCGGCACCGTGGTAGGTAAAGCCCACATGGTCAAATGCAACGGCCGGGGCGCCCGCTGCCGGGGCAAGGGCGGCCGCGGCGGGGTCGGTCATCGTGGATTTGGTGTTCAGAATCTCCGAAACACGGATGCCGCTGGCCAGTGCGCGGGTGACAGAAACCACCAGATCGGCAATGCGCAGCAGGTTGATAAGGATCTGGTTCATATAGTTGATTAGGGCAATGATCTCGCCCTGGGTCAGCGCGCCGCTGTTTACCTGCAGCCCGCCGCGCATCAGGATGGCGATCACGCCCAGGTTGACGATGAGATAGGTCAGCGGGGTCATCAAAGCGGAAATGCGCCCGGCGGTCAGCTGGAAAGTTTTCAGTTTGTCGTTCACGGCGGTAAAATCCGCAATTTCGTCATCTTGCCGTGCAAAGGCGCGCACCACGCGGGCACCCACATAATTTTCGCGGGTCAGCAGGGTCACTTTGTCCAGCGTATTCTGGGCGGCGCGGTACTGGGGCACCGTCACCCGCATGATCAGCCAGACCACCAGCGAGATGGCCAGCGTGACCAGCACGAACCAGAACCCCATGGTGGGGCTGATGACAAACGCCAGAATCAGCGCGCCGATGACAATAAACGGGCAGCGCAGCAAAAGGCGCAGCGTCATGTTTACGCCGTTTTGCAGCTGGTTCACATCGCTGGTCATGCGGGTGACCAGCGTGGGCGTGCCGATGCCGTCCAGCTCCGTGTAAGAGAGGGTATCAATGTGGCGGAACAGCGCCCCGCGCAGCGCCGTGCCATAGCCCAGCGCGGCCTTGGCGGCAAAATACTGCGCCGTCAGGCTGGATGCCATACCCACAACCGCAAGCAGCACCATCAAGCCGCACTGCTTGCCAATATAAGCCAAATCCCCGTTTTTGATGCCCACATCAATGATGTTGGCCACCACAAGGGGAACCAACAGCTCAAAGCAGGCTTCCAGCATTTTGAACAGCGGGGCAAGGATGGATTCTTTCTCGTATCCTTTCAAAAACCGCAGCATGTTCCGCATGAACGCACCAACCTTTTTGTAATATCAAATTATATGCCTAAGGCAACACCGCACAATTCCCGCCTTACGGCTTAAGCACCGCTCCGGCGGCTGCGGCACGGCATCTGCGTTGC